TCCAGTTATGTCAACAATGCTTTTGAGATTTGAGATACCATGTTGAATAGGAATTGGAGAATATGGAAGTGATGAATTGTATAAAACTTTTCTATACAGTGGCTTTCCATCAATCCATTTTCCGATGACCTTTTCATCAGTCGAATATAAATCCAATTTATTACCATGTCCCTTGTTGAACATTACTGCATCACCCCATTTCTGGAATGATTATTTAGGGAGTAAAAGACCCCCCCCGAATATTTTTTGTCATATATGTTTTCTCCTTATTTCCATTTTCCTATTGCAGTAACATTTATTACATAATTAATATTTGTTAAACTAACGGCTGAACAAATATATATTATTCCTGCATTTGAATTTGTATATCTGCCAACAGTTTCCAACCATCCATTTCCATTTGATGAAGAAATGCAAACATTTACTGTCGGAACAGATATAAATAAAACTGGAAAATCTCCTAATTGAACTTTGTCTGGTGTTTCATATAATGAACCAAATGAATTTGTCAAATTTAATACTTTACTTATTTTCTTTGTACAAATCATAGTTCCATCAGAGAACTTGATATAATCGCCATTATCATTTGAACCACTTTCCACAATGTAATATGTTGGTTTATCAGTTAGATCATTGTATGAGCCAGTCCTAGCCACCTTATGCCACCAATGTTTTCCATTTAACATCATGCCACCCCTTTCTGGTAAACAATCGTTACATTTGCAACTGCCGTTGGTACTGCTAAGAAGTAGATTCTGATATTTCCTGCACTGGTCAGATTGCAACCATCAAGGCAAGCATCTACGACACTTGAATCACTCAATGCAGTTGGGTAAACGTCAGCCCATGTATCAGCAGTTATATCAGCCAGTGCGTAGTCATAACAGTAAGGATAATCAGCAGACATGCTGTCAGTGTTTGCAACAACAGATGCCACTGGAATGCTGATAGCTTTTGATTTCAATTCCTTATCTGCAATAGCAGTATCGACCTGTGCAGCAGTATAAGCAGCTTGCCAACCAGTATCATAAGAAGTAGCTGAGTTCTTAAATAAACTATCTCCTAATGCTCCACCAGTTGGAACACCTACGCCAGCTTGACCTTGCGCTCCGGTATCACCTTTATCGCCCTTCTCGCCTTGAATACCTTGAATACCCTGTTCGCCTTGAATACCTTGTACGCCTTGCGGACCTGTCGGACCTGCGACACCTTGCGGTCCTTGCGGACCTGCCGGACCTTGTAAACTTCCTACGTTCTGCCATGCGGAAGTATCTGTGTTCCAGATATAGATGATGTTTGATTCTGCTGAACCTACCATGTAAGCATCGCCAGCAACACCACTTGGGTGAGTAGCAATCATATCGGCATAAGTAGCGAATCTCGCAAGAACTAAAAATGAGTTTCCATCTGCTCCGGAATCTCCCTTATCACCTTTATCACCTTTGATACCCTGTACGCCCTGTGCGCCAGTAGCACCCGGAACACCTTGCAATCCCTGAATACCTTGAGCGCCCTGTGCGCCTGTATCGCCTTTTTCACCTTTATCACCTTTAATGCCGGCAATAACTGTCTCTGTACCATCATCTGTAATTGTAGTATTCAAGAACTTCATTCTTGTACGCTGTGGGAACTGGTCTCCATACTCGTTCAAGATGATATGTCCTGACGATGCAGTTGTTTGGAATGTCGTTCCATCAAGCGAATACTCAATCGCATTATCAGCGTTCATCCTCAATGCTTTGATTGTTGGAGAACCAATCTTTTCAGCTAATGTTAGTTCATCTGCATTAATTGCAACAACAAGAACATTGATAAAATCTCTTGTCTGTGAATGAAGTGACATTAACTGAGTTCGTGTTTCCGTTTCGCTCGCTGGGTCTGGATATGCGGATGAATCGTTGAACCCATCTGACGGGGTAAACGCAAATTTATCTATCGCCATTATTTAACCTCCTTGACTGTTGTATATTCTGCTTTGATTGCGGAAACTGACAAATCCTTATCCAGTTCATCGTTCTCAAGCAGTATTCCAAATAGTGTTACTTTTTTGATTGAACATTTACGTGCAAACGTCTTAGCAAAGTTGATTACCAGCCATCCCCACTTATGATAAGAAAAACCTTCCCAAAGTTTAGTAGGAACCATGATATTCTCAGGGTCTTCCTCACCTTCCGGAGATTCATCTGTAATATAAGTGATTTTAATGTTGCCCGGCTTGTCACCTCTGACCTCGAAGTACACCTTCTTGATTGTCTTTAAGTAGTCGTATCGGTTGAAGTCAAGCATAGGCGTTTGATAATACGCTGAAATTGCTTTCCCATCGTCTGACAGATTGTTGTTGAATGTATAGATTGTCTTGTCTTCGGTATAGTACAAATGGTTATCGAAAGATAACGCTGCCGAATGAGTTGCTAATGTAGGCTTATTCCCATAGAACATGTTGTTCCATAAATACCATGCGGTAGCCTTTGCCAATTCATCATGGGTATATTTCGTGGATTCAGAATAAGGTGCGTTCTCATAATCCCACGCATACGCTTCATGTGTCTTTTCCAAGAAGATGATATATTTACCGTCATAATCAACTGCGGTACAGCCATCAAGTCCAGAATGATTGATAAGACCGGATTCACGTTCACCACCATCGATGTTACGTGATATAGGCATGACATTACGTTCATCGGTAATTACTGTCGAGCATAGCGTGCATACTCCTCTTGTGGAGGAAACCCAAGTCAAACGGTTATCGATATAGCGTATCGTATCAGGACAATCACAGCCAATCTGATTATTCACCAATGCGGAAGTGAAGATTACTCTTGTCGTTCCGTTCGTGTCTTCCGAGAATGTATATCCGATATGGAATACTTCGGTAGGCTTGAATACAATCAATGAATTGTACTGTAAGCCAAAACCCGTAATATCTTCCTCTGTATTTCCTACGATTGCATAATTCTCAACGGGAAAATAATTAGCATCAAATACTGTATCTGTCTCTGTATCTTCGCCGCCGGCAATCGCTGACCAGTAATATTTCGATGTTCCATTACCAGCCAAGAAAAGGTGCGATGCGTTATTACCACCATAAGCAACGGAATACTTACATTTCCGGAGTTCTGCGGCATCGGTATCTACACCACTTTCGTTAGATACTGCGGTAATTACTACATTGTTCTGACCCGAACCGGGTGCGGAAGTAAATGTAATTGCACCATTCGCTGTATCAACGGAATAATTTGTAACCGTTGCATTACCTACAACGACCTTCTCTACGCTCTTGATAGGATAAGCGGAAAGGTAATACACCGTGTTTGAACCATCACCGTTGAATGAGTTCTTGAAACGACCACCCATACGGTTATAACTTTCGATAATATCTCCACTATCTCTGTTATTCGGTTTCACATTGATTTTTACATCAGGTGCATACGGAACAACTTCGGTAAATGAAGTGGCTGTTTTTGTGGTCTCCAAGTATTTAGATTCACACATGAAGTACAGCTTTGTATTAAATACAAAAAATATACCAGCAATCGTTGAAGCCAAGGTATATACCGTGGAAACTTCTTTAGTTGATATATTCATGCGCTTGATATTTGTTGTTGTCTGATAATACAGATAATCACCATATCGATACAGCGTAAGGATTGTGCTTTCATCTGTAATAATCTTCTCTTGACCGTATCTCTTGCCGAACACACCATTCTTATACATCATGTTCAACATTCGTGGAGACTGCGCCAAAGGCAAGGTATAGTCCAAATCTTCAATATTCAGACCGCCTCCACCCGGAGTAGGAATGTTCAGCATAGAATAAGTGGCTGGCTTATGCGTTTTCTGCTGAATAATCATTCTTCTTCATCCTCCCAAGTATTTGTATTATCCACTTCCATACCTCTGATGCAGCCGAACAATGAGTTCTGATAATAAGTATGAAGAATATCGTATTTAGAAACATCATCATCAATATAGAAATTTGCCGCTAATCCGTAAGGAAGAACTTCGTACAGCATTTCATCTTCATACGTCAATTCATCTGTTTCTGCGGTAACACGGGGAATAGAAGTAAGTGCCTCTTTCCCTTTGAATAATCTCAACTGATTATTGATTTTAAACCCTTCTGAAAGGAGTGTATTCAACCACGGCATGTAGTAGTTGTCATAATCACGAGAAGACTTTTTCTCAAACATCAAACTCTTAGCTTGTTCATATAATTCTTTTACCGTCATATAAACTCCTTTCAGGAGGGCTTAAACCCTCCGTGGCTACTTAGGCAGTAGTCTTGCAGTTCAATACGCCGATGGTCTTGAAAACTCCACCTTCGGTAGTCGTATCGTTGACTAATGTTTTAAGGACGAAAGCATCACCATAGTAACGACCTTCGACCAGTGCGCCGGAAATGCCCGGAGCATCATTGTACTTATGCAGTTCAGAAATCTTAGTTGGTGCTAAAACTTCCTTCTTGTGTGTGAACAGAATCTTTGTAGTAGCTGGAACGTAGGTGTCAGGAACTTCAACGATAGTCCAGTTCATAACCTTACCAACAACACCATTTGTCAGATGTTCAGCGCCTAACTTCTCAACTGAAATAAATTCAGGATTCATTAAGAGCAGAGCATAGACGGAGGCAGGTACATACGCAAAGCAATCTGTACCGACAGGAATATTGTTGTTGACGAAGTTCGTACGAGCGCCCAAGAATGGCTCTAATACTGTGTTCTTATCCCATGTAGTTGGTGCTGTCAGAACGTCTGCTGCACCAGCCCAAGTTGTCAGAGCGTGCTTATCGAAGAAAGGTGTTACCTGTTCTGCGATTTCAGCCTTGATGACTTCACCGGTCTTGCGGGATAACATAGAATCTTCATAGTTTCCCTTATCAATCGTCAGTGCAAAAGACTTATCCAGTCCAAGTAACAAATCCTGAACGTCTGTCTTTAATTCGTTTGGGTCGCCATATCTGTTAGAACCGGAACGCTTATAGTCATTGAGTGGCTGTGTAACTGCTGAATAGATGTGAATACCACGTACTCCTTCAAAGGAATACTCTGTGTTTACCTTGCCTGCAAGAATTGAAGCCTTTGTGTAAGCCTGTCTTAACTGGCTCTCATATTTACTTGCATAATTTTCTGCTGAAACTGCCATATTTTATTTTCTCCTTTTGGCTTATTTGCCTAGTAATCCTTCCAAGAACGAATCACCATCAGAAGTAGAAACATTGTTAGAAACTTTCCCAACATTCTTAGCTTTGTTTGATTTATTCAGAGCCTCATTTTTTACCCGGGTATTAAGCTGTGTGTTCTGATAACGCAACCAAGCTGTTTCCAGAGAAGAACCCGAATTAATATCGTCAATTACCTCAACCGGTAATTTATCAATCTTTACATCGGGGTATCTTTCTGAGAATGTCTGGACTTCCTGTACCAACGAATCGTTCTCAGCTTTTTGCTGTGCCTGTGTCTGCTGTACTTGCTGTGAGGCTTTCGCAATCTGCTGATTCTTGTATTCAGCCTCGGCATATTCCTTCGCAACGTCATCCGTCACATCGGGGTGAGTTGCCATGAAGTTATCTGCAATCTGCTGAATTTCTGATTGTTCCTGAAATTTAGATAATCTCTGTGCATAGTCATCGAGCGATAACCCAACGCTTTCTGCCTGTGCTTTAAATGCTTTCAGGACAGGGCTGTTTTCCTGTTCCTGTAATTTCTGAACCAACTTGTCGTAGTTCATTCCCTTCTGTGCAAGGGTGATAGCCTCTTCTCTTGAGAGAGATTTCTTCTCCTTGTTGTAGGTAATGTCTAAGAAAGGTGTGTCCTGAGGATGTTCAGAATCTGTTTCTGTTTCCTCCGGCTCACTTGGTTCTGCCTTTTGTTCAGTCTCGGTTTCTTCTTCTTCGTTTGATTCTTCTGAATTGGTTGATTCATCGTCTTCTCCAAAGTCGATTTCCTCCGTGTCTGTACTTTCATCTGCTGCTGGTGTTTCTGTGGTTTCGATAGACTGGTTTGTCTCTTCTTCTGCCATGTAAATCTCCTTCTTGCGCTATGGTTGGCGCATATAAAAAGACAAGCTATTTGCTTGTCTCTTTAGCTGATTCAGTTGTAACTACTTCCGGCTTGCCGATGGTATTTCCGCAAGTCTGACATTCAAAGTAATAAATCTCATTCCCATCGCTCTTACGAACCATTAGATGATGGCATTTTGGACACATCATTTGCATCGCCTCCATACTTATTCTTGGATTCTTGATAGACCTGTTGGAGCATCTTGCTACCTACTTGTCCGGGTGCAGCACGCATATCAACGTTTGACTGCGCCGCCTCTGCATCGTTATAAGGATTAAGCGATGGCTCTTGTGGCTGTGGGGTAGTAATGTTCGTGTTATTCTGAGTACCCTTCAATTTATCAATCAATTTCTGCTTATTTGGAATGTACTTGTTCGGAAGTGCTTCAAGATAAGTAACCGGGTCTGGAATGACACCATCTTTGAACAGGTTCGACATAGTTGTTACCTGTGTCTGCTCTGACCAATAGGTTGACTGTCCTATGTCAACGGAAATGTCATAATTCATGTTCTTCAACTGTGAGAAATCAAAACGGGTTGAAGTCTTATATACGACCTTCGGAACGACATAAGGATTGTTCTCTGGCATCACTATCTGACCATTCATCACAATCGGCTGTGCCGGAGTATTTGTATTTGTATCGATAAACTCTGTATGGTCAACTAAGTTCAATGCCTTTGCCTGTGAATCAGAAAGTTTGATAAGACGATTCCCATACTGACATGCAATCATATCGACCAAGATTCTCACGCATTGTTCAAAGAAATCGTGATAACCTAACTTCTGCAATTCCAGAGGAGCAGTTGAAGCCTCCTGAACGGCAACGATAGCGGAAGTATTGTTAGGGTTAGACAATTCACCTAACGCCGCATCAGATGCGCCCATAAATTCCTTTGTACGCTCAATCGTGGAATCAATCAGGTTAGTAATCTGATTAGAGAAGTCCGGTGCTTTGACTGCATCAATCAGCTTTCCCGCCATATCCATGTTCGGTAATGCGATATTCTTCGTCACATCATTCGACAGCTTGGATAATTTCGTATTGTCATAGAAGACCTTCGGGAATCCCTGATTAGTCATATAGACCATGCACATGGCATACGTCTTATTAATGAAAATCTGGTTCGGGATAAGCCCTGTGATTGGAGACCTACCATGATACGAGTTCTTTGTGAGTTCCCACGACATATAAGCGATTGGATATAACTGATATTCCAAGTCGATATCATCTTTTAGAACAACGTTCCGTGTCGTCTTGATAAAGTGGACGGAAGAAACGGTCTTCTGCCGCATCAGCCCGGTAAGCGGGTCAACGTCAACATCTACCATCTTCTTTTCCTTCCAGAATTTAGTAATTACAGTTGTCAGTTCATCGGAGGAATCATCCGCTGTGTAATCGTCTGCGGAATCCGAAGTAATCTTTTCAATATCACTCTTTTTAACGTCATATTCATCTGCCATATCCTTTACTTGTTCAGTAAACAAACGCTGCACGACCAAGATGTAAGGTTGTGTCTGAATATCATGTGAATATGGATTGCCGAACAACAGATTTGTATTATCGACAATCTCTGCGGTAATATCGCCCTTCACTTCATCATTCGTTTCAATATCCGGGTCAAAGGTGAACACCGTAGCGGTATCTCCATCGACTGCACAATTACGGATATTTGTACGACCCATTGATTTAAGGTTCGTTCTCTCGATGATTGCGTTCACTCTGTCAGAGACCATTTCGCAATATGCTTGATTCGCCTCGGTAGCATCAAATGGCTGGATATTTGCGGCAATATCATCGGAACAGAGTTGGGAAGAGTAGTAATTGCACACACGCTTCACGATATTGAACACTGGCTTCATCAGATTATCGGCTTTCACGCCCTTCCACTGTTCGCCAATGTAGAAGTTCTCATTCTTTTCCACGTTATCGTAAATATCATGTGAGGAATTATAAGTCTGACCTTTGGAATATTCTTCCCAAATATCCTCCGGCTTTAACTTTATCTTCATTTCTGCTCTCTCCCGTCATAGTTCAGGATATTCAAGATTTCCTGAATCTCTGCACACTCTTCCTTGGTAAATGAATTTTTAGCGGCGTGCTTTGCGCCAAAATAAAAGCCTCCGGCATAGCCTAATACAATGCCAGCAACCAAAAGTAAAATTTCCATATCAGCCTCCATAACCTAAGAAAGACGTAAGTTCATCTGTGTACTCGTCTGTTTCTGCATCTGTCGTATCAACAAGCATCTGCTGTGCTTGAGGTATGACGAAATAACCGATTGCCGCAGACATAACACAGTCATCATGGCAACCTTCCATAGCCTCCGGTTTCCCTGTCTTTGGATTCTTCACAAAGGACAGACATTCCCGGAGCAAATCAATATCATTAATCTTTTCAATCTCTTCATTCATCAGCGCCACAAGATTATCGATAATCAATGGACGGGTTCGTGAAGTAGTGCGGAAACCAAAAGAAGACTGCACCTTATATTTGAAAGTGTCAGTCTGTTCTCTTACATATAGATTCGGATAGCCCATTTCCGTCAACTTAGCGATTGGATAAGTGGAGAAATTGACTTCCGGTGCAATCATAGCGATGTTGTAATAATAGCCAAGGTAATAACTCTGCTGCACGAACAAGGTTTCATCGGATTGAGACCGATAGCGAGCCACCTGTTCGCCTGTATTCTTATCAATGACATAGCCATTGAAGTAATCTGAACCTTCGCCTGCAGTATCTTCACCCAAGACATAAACATGATTCGATTCAGGGAACTTCCAGATTGATATATAACCCTGTTCATCTTCGTAATAAGTACCGGAATCCGTGAACATGCCGCGGGATATTGGAGGCTTGACTTCTGCCATCCGATTAAGGACTTTCTGCACGTTGAAGACTGGCGAACCAGTCATTATGAACGCCTCTTCCGGGGTAGATGGATATTCTTGACGGAATTGGTCGATATTTCCACCGCATAAGTTAGCGATAGCGTATCTGCGCCACATCAACTGTTCTTCATCAATCGGAAATTTGCTCTTTAATTCCAGTTCTTCCGGGGTCAAAGGTTCATCATGGTACGGAAGACGGTATTCATCCATTTCAAACCATGGAATGAATAGCGGAACATAATCATTCTCGCCAGCAACAGCCTTATCCCAAAGAGATTTGAAGTAGTTATAGCCATTTGCAGTCGATTCAATCACCAAAAATGAGAAACCATGCTGAGGAAGTGTCTGCAATAGACCGGTCAACTGTGATTCAACCGTCTTTCCGTCCTCTTCCTTCCAGAAAGCCAACTCAGAAAGGTGCATATAGTTAAATGTAGAGGAACGACCAACACCGGATTGTCCGGCAGTCGCCACTCTGATGGACGAACGAAGACCTTTATTGTCCTCTTGCTTATCATCCGGGTTCTGAAATACCAGTTCCTTAGCGTTAGAATACTTCGTCATTGGCTTCAACTGGCTAGGAAGTTCATCGTAGTACAGTTTTGCCATGTTATAGATGTTCGTAGAGGCATCGGATTGATGCGCTACAATCAGTGCCGACACATAATATGTCGTCATTGTAAGACTGGAAATGATTGCCTCAGTTGCCGTTGAGATTCCTAACTGACGAGCCTTGAGAACGATAATCTTGCATGGTCTATCTGCGTTATAGCAATCCCGGAATATATCGTACAGTCGATTCTGTGCGTAATTCAGATGAAGAGGAATCAATGTTCCTTCCTTCGTCTTAATCTTGAGATAACTCTCTATGTATTCCTTGATTGTTATGCTCAGTTCTTCATCGCTCATGCTCTCTTCTTGACACCCTTTAGCATCTGCTCAACGGTAATTGAACCATCCAAGGTAGCATGTATATCATTCTTATCTGACCATCCCATGTTCTTCAATCCAAAGATAGCGCCAGTGACCATATTGGTAGTCGCCAAACGAATCTCATATACTTCTTGCTGTTTTAAGTCTGCATAGTCAACCGAATCCTTGAACTTCGGGTCTTTCCGCATAGACTGCCACATGCTGTCTCCGATATGCAAATATAAAAGCAGCCCAGCCTTTGTCGGCATAGCTGCTTCGTCATAATATTTATGCACTAATGATTCAACGACCTTTGGAGACTGCTTTAAATTGAACCATTTCTCACTTAGCTTTCTTGCCTCGTGTCTTTCTTCCTTCTGTCGCTTGTTCAGCTTTTCCATGTGACACCTCCTTGATTCCAAGTTCTTCTGCCACGCTTGCAGATACTTTGATTTTCTCCCCACCACCGAACACGATTAAATACGTCTTGACCTTTCCTTCGGTCAATTCTGTGATGTACTGGATTTGATTCTCAGGTATGTAATACGAACCTATCTTATAAAATGCCATTATCTGCCCTCTTATACGCTTTCATGTTATCTTGTGAAAATAAGTACATTGTGTACTTCGCATAATGTTTATTCCTTAAAAATTGCCCCGGAAAAAATTTTTTCTTATGCTGCACATCGATTCTGGAACAAAAAAAAGACGGCTCTCACCGCCTCCCATACCTTAACTTCTAGGGGGAAATATAGGTACATCTTTATTATAGCAATTTATCTGTACTTTGCTACCTGTTTTCGATATAACCCCCGTGATATTTGACACTTAGTAGGTTATATTACTGATTTTTTGTTTCATGTGAAACACAGGGAACACATACACAGGGAACAGAAAACCATGAGACTATACGACCATCGGCAAGGGACGGCAGACCACCCTTCTTCTACCCCCATCCCCCTCCCTCTCCCCTTGTAATTCCTGTATCGGAAATCAATTTTCCTTTAATATCGGCACTTTTTACCCCATTTATACCCAGCTTATACCAAACAATGCCAAAACAGCCCATTTCCTATCCTTATTAATAGACAAGCCGGATTGCCTTTTTTGTTTTGCCTTTCGACTTCCCGTTTTTTCTGTTTTTCCCCATGTTTTACCCCATTTTTAGAAAAGTTTTTGTGCAATTTTTCCGCGTGGTTAAGCCACTTTTGACAATTCACTGAAAAAAGTACTTGCAAGCCGGAATATAAAGCCTATTATGAAATTGCCGAAAGGGAACGGAAAGGAGCCAAGCGGTACAAGCGGTACAAGTTCTTTGAAAAGTGAACATTCTAAAACACCTAGGCGCTGAAAAGCGTAATTCCTCATAGAACGGGATAGCTTACTAGGTACGAAAGATTACGGGCATACAGAGGCGCAACCTAAAAGCGTTGGAGTACCCTTGCAAGTGGTAACTTGATAGAGTTATGGGATATACAGAAAAGCCTGTTAATATTGCAACAATAGGCACAAGCGTGGACCTATGAAACCCCACGGGCGGCGTAAAATACGTAATGACTAAAAGACCTACTAACTACAAAACCGGCATACAGTAATGACCTAGGGCTTATGATAATATGCGGATAGGCGCAGACTATAAATACCTATACTAAAAAGGGCAATGTCTTGGATTAAGAGGGTCAACTATTTCTTTTATTTTTACTTTCCAAATCTTGTATTGATATATCGGAATGTAACGTGACAGGATAGAAGGAAATGCCACAAAACTATTAAATGGGCTACCGAAAGATAGCCCTTACTTATGCCCAAAAAGGGCGCCAAAATTAGCGGAATAATACCGCACGAAAGGAGATTTTATGCTACACAC